GAGCCTTGTAGGCACCCATCACGTAGTCGATCAGACCTTTGCCGTCAGTGAACGGGGCACCAGAGGCCACTGGTGCAGCCGCAGGAGCGGGAGCCACGAAAGCCGGAGGAGCGGGCATCGCTGGGGGAGCAGCCATGGGAGCAGGGGCTGCAACGGGTGCAGGGGCAGGTGCCGGAGCAACCACAGGTGCGGGTGCTTGTGCAACGGGGGCCGGGGCTGCTACATTGGCAGACTCCAGTTTCGCAGTGAGCGCCACGACAGCTTGGGTCAGGGCTTCAATCTTGGCTTCGAGGGACATAAAGTTTCTCCTTGGGATTACCGGTTACAGGTGGGTTGATGGTGACGCGATCTTCGATGAAAGCGTCAATGAGTTCACGTAAGACCTCGCTCGGGGTTCCGAACTTTTTGGCCTTCGCGTGAAACTTGGTGCGCGTCTTGTCTGCCACTCGGACAGTCAGGTACGCTGATTTGTTGATGAAGGTCATGACGGTGAAAATTTTCTGTGTCGATGTTGAAAGTGTAGCACAACTGTGCAACAATACAACCCATGCCACAAAAATTTTCCAAAAAGAAAATGCCCCGGGGTCTTGTGAACCCCGGGGCAACCCTTTGAGGAGACTTCCGTGAAGAAACTGGCAACTGCGATCACCAGCGAGAAAAGTATATGACAGCAGCGCACACTGTGCAATCCCATCCGGCATCTGTTGACGCCTACATCCGACACGGCTGGAGCCTTGTCCCCATCCCAGCGAACACCAAGGGTCCGCGCACCCCCGGCTGGAACCTGCGCGAGAATGCCCTGAAGTCCCAAGCCGATCTGCCGCAAGGCTACGGCATCGGGCTGGCCCATGCGTACAGCGGCACGATGGCACTTGACATCGACAACTGGACCGTCACCACGAGTCTCTTGGCCCAGCACGGTATTGACCTGCAAGCCCTCTACGATGCACCCGATGCCGTGGTCATCAACTCGGGCAAGCCCGGGCACGGCAAGCTGCTGTACACGATGCCCTTCGGCGCTGCGCTGCCGAGCAAAAAGATTCTGCACAACGGCATCACCGCCTACGAGTTGCGCTGCGCCACGGCCAGCGGCCTCACGGTGCAGGACGTGCTGCCGCCCAGCATCCACCCCGAGACACGCCAGCCCTATCACTGGGCAGGCAGCGGCCACTGGACCCGCCTGCCGGTGATTCCCCAGCCCCTGCTGGACCTGTGGAACGGGATGCTGGCGCAGGACAAAGAGCGCACGATCAGCACGGACGGCGCGATTGACGCCTCGTGGGAGGAAATCAGGCAAGCCCTCGATGCGGTGCCCGCTGACTGCTCCCGCGACGAGTGGGTGTCGATTGGCATGGCGCTGCACTGGGCAGGCACCCAGACCGACCAGCTTGAGCAGGCACTGCAACTGTGGAACGAGTGGTCGTCCACGGCCCAGTTCAAGTACCCCGGTGAGCGGGAAATCCTGACGCAGTGGGTCAGCTTCCGGCCGGACAAGGCCACCGCTGTCAAGTTGGGGACACTGTTCCACATCGCCAAGCAGCACGGGTGGCAGCGCCCGCTGCCCGATGCGTCCGAGTTGTTCAGCAAGATCGAAATCCCGGTCATGGAGCCGCTGGACGTGGTGGACGGCCTGCGCCCCAAGCCGCCCGAGATGAACATGGACCTGTGGCCCGGTATCCTGCGCCAGCGGTCGCAAGAGATCAGCGAAAGCGTGGGCTGCGACCCTTTGGTCCCTTTGTTCGCTGGGTTGGCCGCTGTCTGTGGGGTCGTTGACGCCCGCATCCGGCTCGAACTCATGCCCGGGTTCCGTGTGCCGCCAGTGCTGTGGCTCATGACCCTCGGTGACCCAGCGGACAAGAAATCCCCCGGCTCCCGGCCGATGCTCTCGCCCCTGAAGAACATCGAGGCCGAGGACCGACCCCGGTACAGCAAGGAACTGCTGGACTGGGAGGGCAAGGAAGCGGCCTATGCGAGTGCCAAGAAGGCGTTCCTTGAGTTCTCAGCCAGCCCCGAGGCCATGCTGGGCGCAGATCAAGCCCCCAGTGTGCCCGAGATGCCCCCGCAGCCCGTGCCGCTGAAGATCACGGTTAGCGACATCACGAGTCAGAAGCTGGTGCGCCAAGCGGCCGACCGTCCCCGTGGCCTGCTGTGCCACCTCGACGAGATGAACTCGTGGGTGCGCAAGCTGACGGACAAGACCAGCGGCGAGGATCGGTCAGCGTGGGTTGTCAGCTACGAGTCAGAACACTACGAGATGGACCGGGTGGGTGCTGGGTCGATCTACTGCGAGAACTTGGCCGTGAGCATCTACGGCAACATCCAGCCCCAAGTGTTCAGGCAAAACTTGGCCTCTCTCGCAGCGGATGGCCTGTTGCAGCGATTTATACCAGCCGTGCTGCGCGGCAGCAAGACCAAGCTGGGCCACCCGATCCCCGAGTACATGACCAGCGCGGCCGCATGGGAGAACACCCTGCGCCTGACCTTCGCGCTGCCACCCCAGACCTACCACTTATCCACAGAAGCATTCACAGCCTTCCGCGAGTTCCAAGCGTGGTATGAGCAGGCCAAGCAGGACGAGCGGGTGCTGGACAGTGGCACCGAGTACATGACGGCGTTCGGCAAGCTGGAGGGTCTTGCGGGCCGTTTGATCCTGCTGTTCCACATCATCGAGTCGCCGTTCGCACCGCAGGTGCAGGCCGAGGTTGTCCACAGGGTCGTGAGCCTGATCCGTGGCTACGTGATCCCGGCTTACCGGTACTCACTGGGCGAGGTGGGTGGTGCGATCACGAACGACTTCGACCAGTGGGTGATCGACCATGTGATCCAGATCAGCGGGGACACGCAGATGATCGACCTGCGCACCCTGAAGAAGTCAGCACGGCGTCAGCTTGAGGGCAAGACCGACTGGCAGAAGGATCAGGCGGTCATGGACGCCATGCTGGTGCTGGAGCAGGCGGGGTGGGTGGTGAAGGTGGAGAGTGAACTGCACAAGAAGAAGGTCACATGGGCCATCAACCCGAGTCTGCCCACCATGTTCAAGGCGTACCGCGAGAAGGTCATCAAGGCCAAGCAGCGCCACGCAGACTACATCTACCGCCACGCCTACGAGAAGGGCTACGAGCGTAAGCTGGTCAAGGGGTATGACCCCGACACGATGGAATGAAGAAGGCCCGGTAACCCCGGGCCTTTCGGTTCATGCGTTCTTCTCCCGCAGCTTGGCTTCGATGGCGCGGGCAATGTCCACTGCTTCAAAGCTGTATGCCGTTGACGCGATACAGTTCTTGACTTCCGCATCCGTGAGTGACACCCACGGCTTGCTTGCTGGTGGGGATGTGAAGTGATGTGCCTTGGCTCCGCACTCTGGGCAATGCCCAAGCATTTGAATGATTGACGGAATCTTCTGCTGTGCTGGTTTCTTGGGACGTTTTCCTTCAAAGCCGTTCTCGGACAGATTTCCTTCGCCAATGGTTGTTGCGTATTGCGCCGGCTGCTCGGCCAGTGCTTCGCGAAGTATCTGCATTGCGTTGCCAACTTTCCCTGCTTGCAACTCACCGAGCGCGAGCTTGAGAGCTTCCTGTTGTTTATTCATTGCATCTTCTCCTTCACGATCTCGTTGGGTTCAATGTGCATCATGGAGCCGAGGTAGACGGCAAACGATGCCCGGGTGTCATCGCCGAAGGGCATGGCGTTGACTCGCTGGATCATCTCCTCGATGGCGCAGTTCCATCCAGAGGCAAAGACCCATTTGGCTGCGTCCTGCGGGTGCAGGCCAAAGTCGCCATAGAGGCGTTCGTAGTGGTCGGGTGCGGTTCGCATAGTGATTGACTCCTTCAAACCGGATTTTTCGACATGACCGAATCGGCAGTCGAACCGGTTGACCTTTTGGCACCGGATTTTTCGACATGACGCGATTCTGGGGGCAAAAACGAGGCGTGGAGCGCGGGGGCCAGTGCTTCGACCATGCCGAGCACATCGAGCAGGCGCATCACGGCTGCGCTCGATCCTCGCTCTCCGCTCTCCCATTTGCGCAGGGTGTAGATCGGGACGCCGAGATAGTCGGCCATTTCAGCCGGGGAAAGATCGAGGCGGGATCGGGTCTGCGCGAGGCGCAAGGCGAGGGCAGAGCCGGGATTTTTTAGGGTTTGGGGTTTGGTATCGTTTGGCATTTTGCAGGGTCTAAAAAAGCCCGGGAGATCGTCCCGGGCATGTTTGGAGAATGCGCCTCTACAAATCGAGGAGGCGCTCGATAAAGGGCAGGAGCACGGATCCCACCAGTGCGATTAAGAGGGCAGTTATCATGCGTCCCGCTCGGCCTCCAAATCGGCAATTCTCGATTCAAGGGCGCAGACTTGATCGCGCAGGGTTTCCACCTCCTCGGCCAATGCGTCCCGCTCTCGCTCGGCATCAGCAAGCCTCGCAAATAGCGCAGCCGTCTGGGTGAAACCCTCGGCATAGGCAAGGCGCTCGGCCTCCTCTGTTTCCAAATCCATCAGATTCAAGGGCATGATTTACTCCTCCTCGCTCTCGCGCATAAAAACCTCCTCCGAGATGTCGCCACATGCGATCCAGAGGAGCCGGTCTAAATTTGCATCATGATCGGCCAATTCCTCGGCATCCCATGCGCCATATTCGCGCAGGCATTCGGCCACCAGAGCAGGCGGGAGCCGGTCTAACTGCTCCCGGATGTACGGGACATCGCGCAGCCGTGCGACATCGGCATCGCATGGCCCGGGATGCGAGGCGCTCTCGGCATCCTCCCGGGCAATTTGCAATTCGATGCGGCCGAAGGATTCGCTCCACCATTCGAGATCGTTTGCCATTTTTACGCCCTCCAAAATTTGCCCGATTCATCGAATCGGTAGCCATTGGCAATCAAGCAATCATCGACGCATTCATCGGATAACTGCCATTCCATATCGTCCCGCCATGCCTTGAAAGCCTCCCAGAGCGCAACATCGAATGCGCCTTTGGCGTCCCCGGTCTTTTTGAAATGATCGTAAAACGTGATCCAGAGGGTAGCGTCCAAACAGTAGCCGGTCGGCATGGCGTCCCGGTCTACCTGCGATAGACGCAAGCCTCGGAAATGCCGATTCTCGGCATCGGTGGAGTAGATCGGGGAGGAGTAGGGGCAGACCTCCCAATCCTTGAGCCTTACGCCGAAATGGTCACAGAATGCCTCGATGGAGCCTCGGGATTCATCGCTCCATGCCAGAGGGTCACAATCCGAGCGCCACCATTCCCGGGCCTTTTCTTTGGCGCTCTCGCTCAATTCATCGAATGTGAAAATGTCAATTTGCACTGTTTCCATGATTCAAGCCTCCAAGGTTACAAAATAGTGATGTGCGCCAAAGGTTTGGCCGAATTCGCCTTTGGCGTCTGCCTGCCATGCGTCGATTTGATCGGCCAATGTCTGCTCCTCGATGTTGCTTTCGGCCGCCTCCAATGAATCCCGGGCAATTTCTCGGATGTACTCCATCGCCTCCTCGGAATCGTCGAATTCCACCGGCTCGGCATCGGGCAGGTAGCCGGGCATATTCCAGCCTGCGACAAATTTGGGTTTGCAGGCTTTGCAGCATCCCTCATAGCGCGAGGCGTACTCCTCCATCTCCTCGAATGTGTCGAAATCGTGCTCCTCGCCACATTCCGGGCATGAGTAGCACCATGCGACATCGAAACCGATGGAACAATAGACGCAGCCGGGCCAATCCTCGGACATCACCCAGACATTCCCGCTCGATTGATTCACCCCGGCCATCGTGTATCGGTCTACACGTTTTCCGGCATCCTTGATCGCTTGCAGGCAGGCGACCAGACGATCAAGGTCTGCGCCCTCGAATTGTTCAAAAAGACTGTTTTCCATCATCGCCTCCATCAGAAAGAAAAGACAAACACGCAAACGATCCAGAGCGCCACCAGTGCGAGAGCGGCTCCGGCAAGGATCGCAAGGGTAGACGGCTCGCGCTCCACCGGCTCGGGATGGAGATCGACATAGCGCAAGGCATGGCGGGAATGTTTCATCGGTTTACCTCTTACAGTTACATGGCGACGATGCCATGCGAGGTAGTTTAACCCATTGGGTAAACGATGTCAACATCCCGGGCCAAATAACCTACTAAACCCAATGGGTATTGTATCCCGGCTGCTCTGTTTCCCATTGGGTGATGTTTGGGATGCCTCGGCTCCTCTGGTGACAAATGGCCCTTTTGTCTCAAGGTGTAGGTTTTAGGAATTCCAGAAAATATGTGCTTTTCGAAAAGTACTCTACCAAACGCCTCCTGCGCGCGAAAGGTGCTTTTGTCACCGGTGACCCTTTTTACCCATTGGGTCTGCCTTTTCCCGGGGAAATTCCCGGGAAATCCTCCCGATTCCATAGCCTCCCGAGATGCCTCTACCCATTGGGTCTGGTGCATTCCCGGGAGCCTCGCTCGATCCATTGGGAATCCCGAAAGCATTGGAGCCGGGGATCGGGAGCCTACCCATCGGGTCTGGTGGAGCACTGGAGCCGGGGGTCGCTGGCGCGAGGGGAGGGGGTAGGGCCGACGACCCTCCTGTCCCGGCTACGTAGGCACCACAGAACCCGTGAAAATTTTTTCAAAAACCAAAAACCCAATGGGTACACAAAATCACAACACCACAATTTCCACCACCGTGATAGACTCACAGCACTATGGAACAAGGCACCCCTCATTCCCTAGGCACGGTTGTCACCGGTGAAACCCCACTCCCAAACTGGCTGTCGTGCCCAGACCCCAAACCCCCACGGCCCACCAAGGCCGCGAGAGAACTGCTGCACCTCGAATATGAGCAAATCTTCGAGCGTGTCATCGAGGACATCTACCGGGGCCGCTCCCTGCAATCCCTGATCGAAGACGACCCGCGCATCATCTCGTATGAGGACTTCCTGCGCTGGGTCAAACGCGACCCCCAAAGGAACGAACGGTTCAAAGA